TCAAATAAGTTCGCGCGGGTGGACGCCCAGGGCGTCGGCGATCCGTAGGGCAACGGTCAGGGAAGCGCCTTCGATTTTTCGTTCCCCGCTTTCGTACCTCTGGATCGCGCGGATATTGACGCCGGTTTTTTCCGCCAGGGCGGCCTGTGTCAGCCCCCGTTCACAGCGCAAGCGCGCGACTTTGGTTTCGCTTCTGGTGCTTCCGGATTTCATATCAATTCCGCCTTCCTTTTTTGTTCTGCTTTAATATTACGACATTTTGGACGTAATGTCAACAGGAAAAATCCCACGGTTCTTCCGTGGGATCATTCTTCTTCCGGGTCCAGTAGGTCTTCAATGGGTACTTGAAGAACGGAAGCGAAGGCGCGAAGTTCGTAGTCCATGACCAGGCGCGCGCCTGATTCGATGTTGCTGATCGCGTCCTGGGCTATGTTCACGCCCTTTGTTTGCATTTTTGCGGCCAGGGTTTCCTGTGAAATGCGCTTCGCCAGACGTGCCATTCTGACGCGCTCCCCACAGACATTCCGCCGGCCGTAATAGCCCAAATTCTTCATAGGTTCCTCCCTGGATATGGTCATGTTCAATATTCTATTTGAAGTTACCATAAACTATGGTATTATATTACTGGCATGAACCATAATTTCAAAAAGGGAGGAATGAAAAATGGGCTGGAAAATTGGTGGCGTTCTGACCTTGATCCTGGCCGGCGTGGCCGCGCTTGTGTCCGCCACGACGCCGGCGGAGTATAAGACGGGGATCGAATGGGGGATCGCGGCGATCTTCTTTGTCCTGGCTGTTTTGTGCTTCTGGCGCGGCTCGAAGGCAAGCGCCAGGAAGAAGTCGGAACAGGAAAACAGGAACGAAACGTATATGTCCGACCAGGACCTTCAACAGATACAGGCGGGGGGACTCCCTGTTCTGTCTTCTGTCCCTGTGATCCTGGAAGAAGGCGAACAGGCCCACTTCTTCGCGCCGGCGCGGCGTTATATCACGAAGAAGAAGGCTGTTGGCCGGACTGGTAGCGGCGGCGGGATCAGCGTCCGCGTCGCGAAGGGCGTGTCCGTTCGATCCGGCGGCGGGGCCAGTCAGACGGTCTATGACGACGTCACGGACGCCTTCGCCGGCCGCTTGATTCTGACGAACAGGCGGATCGTGTTCCTTGCGGAACAGAACGGATTCGAATGTAAACTGTCGGCAATCTCCGCGATCGCGCCGGAAGGCGGGCGGCTTTTAATCCAGGCCGGGTCGAAGTCTTACGGACTGGCGGTCACGCAACAGGGCCACTTCGCGAAGGTCCTTGAAATGGTCGCCAGAAAATAGAAAAAAGGCGGACGGGTGCTTCCCGTCCGCCTTTCTCATTTCATGCGCTTGTTGATTTCTCTGGTAATCTTCCGGCTGACTCTGGCTTGCTGGCTGTCTTTCGTCCGCTTGACGGCTCGTTTCATGGTGAAATGGCCGCGCACATAGCCGCCCTTCGGGCCGACGAACATTCCGCCTTCCGGGTCGTCCCGGTTATAGACGAACGTGTGGCCTTCCCAATGACCAGGGACAAAGTGACTTCGGAATCCGTGTTCCAGGTGGCCGGCATAGTCCAGGGGGTTATAAAATCGAACGATGTACCGGCGGCCGGCGCGCTTCGCGGTCTGGTCGCTTTTCCAGTTCCGCCGATAGTCGCCGGTGTTGACGATGTCCGGAACGTCGGTCGTACAGATCAGGCGGGCCTGTTTCACGGCGTACACGCCTTCGCCGACTGCGATCTTGGACATGATTTCCGGGACTTCGTCAGTCAGGGCTTGAAGGCCGCCGATATACTGGATCAGGTCGTTCTTTTTCACGCTCACGGCGCGCCCTCCTTTCTGTTATACCTTGTGGAGATTGGCGGCCTTGACGGCCGCGGTGACGGTGGAACCGACGCCAATCACGACGCGGTCGCCGCTGACCTCGATCACGTCGTAGACGTCATAGTAGGTCTTGAAGGACCTTCCGTCGTAGGTGACAGCGTTCAGGACTTTCGCCTTGTCACCCTTCGCGAAGGACTCCGGCGCGGTCGCGGTCGGAATCTTGATCTTCTGGCCGACGCGGATCACATTCGGGTTTTTGATCCCGTTGTAGGCGGCGATCTTCTGGTAGGTGGTCCCATGCTTCGCCGCGATCGCGGACAGGGTGTCGCCCTTCTTCACGGTGTAGACGGTCACGCCCTGGCCGGCTCCGGCGTCGGGCGCGGTGTCAGTCACGCCCAGGCGGCGGTTCACTTCGGCCGCGATCTCCCCGTGTCGGTTATACAGATAGTCGCCGGGACAGGACTTGTTCGCGTAGTCACGGTGAACGGTCATATTACAGCCGTTTTTGTGGTTCATGCGGTCCGCCTTCTTGGTGGACCACACAAGTTTCTTGATCCCGTTCCGCTTGCAAATATCGGTCACAAGGTCAAGAAGCGCGGCGAAGGCCCTGTCATTTACTGCGTAGGGGTGTTTGGTGTCGCTGGCGACCTCGATCGTCACGGCGCGGTTGTCGTTTGCGGCGCTGGAACTGCACCAGGACCGGTCCTTTTCCTCCACATACATTCCGATCTTTCCGTCGGTTCCGACGCCATAGTTCGAAGACGCCTGGCGCGAAGTAGGGGCGAAGATGTTCCCCAGGGTTTCGACCGTACATTGGCCGACCACACAATGAATTGTGATCGTGTCGATCTTGTGGTTTCTGGGGCTGTTCTTATTGGGTGAAATGCGGGTATAGTCCACAAGCGGGCTGTTACTCATAGTCGATCACTTCCTTTTCTTTTTCCTGGGCGTCGGACGTGCCGGCGTTCAGGATCGCGTTGAACTTCACGAAGGCTTCCTTGATGTACTTACAGGACACCAGAAGAACCGCGCCTATAATCACCAGGTCGGCGAAAAGGTCGGTGTACTCCTGGGGGATTTCCCAGCCGACTTCGTTCGCAAACAGGGGAAGCGTGGTCACGGCCACACACAACAGGGTCAGGCCGATCACGAAGGTCGCGATCTTGTAGGCGCTGTTGATCAACTTTTCGCGGTCAAAGGGTTCGTGAAGAAGTTTGATGTTGTACCACAGGGAGAAGGTGACGTTCGCCAGGTATGCAGACAGGAAGATCAGCATAGACCAGCCGATATTCACCAGGTTTCCGACGATACTGTTAAACATAGGGTCATACCTCCTTTGTGTCGTTGTAGATTTCCGGGCCATACTTCTTCCGAAGTTTGATCCGGTTTTCTGCTTTTGCTTTCGAATAATAGAAGCCGGTCGCGGCCGCAGTTTCGGCGAAGACAGCGGGGATCAGATAGGCAAGGGGCGACGTGTCGCCGGTCCTCCACACCATGACCAGGGTGAAGGCGGTCACGACGATCGTGGCCGCCCCCACGGTGGAAATGATGACTTTCGAAAACTCCCGCTTTTTCGCGTGTCTTCCGCCGGTCATGTCCTGTTCTCCAGGTCTTCGATCCTGTGGTTCGCGACCTTGATTTTTTCTTCAAGGACGGCCTGGGCTTCTTCCAGGCCGTAGGTTCGTTCGACCACAGAATTATGTTTGTCGACCTTCTTTTCCAGTTCTTCCAGGCGGTAGGCGATCAAGGCGGAACTTTTTCTGTTCGCGAAGTAGGACCCGCCCAGGGTCCCAAGTAGGGACAGGACGGCAATCAGAATCCCTTCTGTCATTGGTGGTTTCTCCTTTCAGGGTATAGAGAAGGGCGGGTTTCCCCGCCCTTCTCATATTCAGGTGGTTTCGCTCCACCCATAAGTCCCAGGCTCCCAGACGTTCCCGTCCAGGTCAGACACCCAGCGTTTGCCGTTATGGCTGACCTTGTCGCCGGCGCTGTATGCGTCATGCGCTCCCAGGGGCTGGGACCAGGCCGGCCATTCCTCGGCCGGGTCGCCGATTTTGGACCACAGGGCCGGGGTCAAAGAAGGGTTCCACCCTTGCTGTGAAGTGTGGCCCTGGCCTTCGTTGACGCGGTACAGGTTGCCGTCCAGGGGGTCGCGCCTGATCTGGCCCGCGTCGTATCGGATCGGATAGTTCCACGCCGCGAACTGTCCGGCGTTCTCTGTGGCGGTGACGTCGTCGATCTGGCCGGCTTCGGCCATAAGGACGAAGGCGATCGAAGTCGCCCTGGCGATCTCCGTCAGCGGGTTCGCCTTTTCGCGTTCCTGGGCTTCCTTCATGCTGACGTGATCACAGTCTTTCGGATCAAACATGGCTTTCCCTCCTTTATGCGAACCGGATCGTCGCCTGGATCACTTCAATCTGCTGGGTTCCCTTCGTCAGATAGAAGCGATAGGCCAGGCCGAAGTCGGGCGACGCGACGGTGGTATTTGCGAATGTGTGGACGAACTTTCCGACCTTGCTTGTGATGTCCTCCCAGACAGGGGCCGTGTCGAACGGGTTGTTCGTGACCTCGACGTGAAGGGTCGCGTCGGCCGGGTGGTCGGCGGGGTACAAGGACAGGAAGACCTTCGTCACCTTCGCGTCGGTGGAGATCGCGCGGGACGCGGCGATCCTGTTGACGGTTCGGGTGAAGGTGATCTGGCGGGTCGCGCTTCCGCCGGCTCCGTCAGTGACATAGATTTTCAGAACGTGGGTCCCGGTCAAAAGGCGAAGCCACACGCCGGACAGGTCCGCCGTGTTCTGGTGGCCGCTGGTCGCCGTATAGGTCCGAAGGGTGATGGTTTCCGACCCGTTGGTCACGGTTTCCGTAACGGTCAACGTCTGGGACGCCGCTTCGCCGTCGGTGACGGTGTACTGGTGGGAGAACGGGGCCGTCTTCGCGCCGACATTCTGGTCGCTTCCGCTGATCACTGGGTTCGTGTTGTAGGAAATGGCCTGGGCGTTTCCGGTCCTGTATGCAGATTCAGCGCCGTTCGCGTCGACCGCCTTCACGCGGACCTGATAGTTTGTCCCGCTCGACGGGACCGTGTCTGTGATGGACTTCGCCGACGTGATCCCGATCTGGGTGTAGGCTCCGGAATCGACCCGGCGTTCCCAGACATAACTGATCGCGTTCCCCTCCGGGTCGGTGGACCCGCCGGTGGAGATCGTCAACTTCTGGCCGGCGCGCGGGGTCCCGTGGGAGATGGACGACGGGGTGGTGGGCGGCTGGTTCCATTGAAGGATATAAGCCCCGTCTGTATCCGTTGTATCAGATACCAGAGTGTCAGGGGCCAAAAATAAAGCCGGGCGAACGCCGCGGTCGCCGCCGTACGCAGTGTCCCAGTCCAGACTGCCGACGGAATTGACAATCCGCACGTTGTTCGCGGTGCCGGCGTTCGGGGTCAGAAGCCACCACCACCAGGGGGACGAAGCGTTCAGGTTGGAACTGGTATATTCGGACTTGCTGACCGCTTCCGCCGTCGGGTATGCAAGGCGGCTGTTGTTGTCGGTGAACAGGGGCCACTGTGTTCCCTCTGCGATTCCGTTTTCGTTGCCCAGGCCGACTTCGGTCATAGTCAGAAGGCGGACCTTCCGCGTGATCTGCTCCGAACCGCCGCCGTCTGTGCTGGACTTTGCGACGGTGATTGTGTCGTTCAGAAGGGCGTTCCGGAAGTCGGCTTCGAAGAAGGACAGGAAGCCGGCTTCGGCCTGGTATTCGTTGTAGTTGGACCAGACGTTCGCGTTATCAGGCGGGGCGTCCTGTCCGTGCTGGGCGCTGTACCAGCCGCCAGGGCCGGCGGCACTGTTCAGCCATTGAAGAAGGTTCGCCACGGCGGCGCGGTTGTTGCCGTAATTTCTGCGGTCGCTGTTGCTGTTGTTCGGCTCTTTCGCGTCGAAGCATTTCAGGGAAATAATTCGCTCCGTCACCAGGCCCACGCGGTCGGAAGACTGGCGGCCGACTTTGAAGCGGATCACAGCGCCGTTATACTTCGTGTTGACCGATTTCACCACCGCGCCGACGGGCAACGTCGACAATTTTTTCGACATGGTATTCCTCCATTTCTTTTTTGAACAGGTCGTAGAACAGTTCGTTCGTCTGCCTGATCAAGTGATAACTGTTTCCGTGTTCAGCGTGGCCGGTCCAGGAAGAATATGACTGGACCACGGTTTCGAAGTCGATCCGCCCTTCGTCCAGAAGGTGACGGAACTTCTTCAACTTCCGCCTGATCCGATTCTTGCTGTCGCGGCGTATCTTGCGGACGACTTTCCCGCTGTCCGTCATGTACGTCCGGAAGCCCAGGAAGTCGATCCCCTGGGTCAGCGGGAACACGGCCGTTTTGTGATTCAATTCCAGGCCCAGCGGGACCAGGAACTTTTTGATTTCTTCCAGACAGTAAATCAGATAGTCCTTGTCCGGGTGGATCAGGAAGAAGTCGTCCATATATCGGCCGTAAAACTTGATTCCCAGACGTTCCTTGATCATGTGGTCCAGGCCGGACAGGTACAGGACCGCGAACCATTGTGAAGTGTGGTTCCCGATCGGGATTCCCGGTCCTTCCGTGGAGTCGATAATCAAGTCAAGAAGCCACAACACGCCGGGATCGTCGATGATCCGGCGAAGTTGTGACTTCAAAACGTCGTGATTGATACTGTAAAAGTATTTTCTTATGTCACACTTCAAGACCCAGCCGTCCGCCCCGAACTGCCTGTAATATCGTTGCATGAACGCTTTCAGACGGTCCAGGCCGAAATGTGTTCCTTTGCCTTTCTGACTGGCGTAGTTGTCAAGTATGAACGTCTTCGCAAGGCGCGGTTCCAGGACGTTGTCGCATAGGCTGTGCTGAATAATTTTGTCCCGGAAGCCGTTATACATGATCAGGCGTTCCTTCGGTTCATGGACCAGGAAGTAATTGTAGGGCGAAGGGCGGTATTTCCGCGACGTCAGAAGGAAGTGAAGGGCCATTAGATTTTCCAACAGGTTCACTTCGAAACGGACGACAGCGTATTTCCACCGCTTCCCATTGCGCGCTTCCAGGTAGGCAGAATAAAGCCGGTTAAAATCTGCCATGACTTCAAAGTCAGAAGGCGGTTTCTGTTCAGTGTTCTTCATAAAAATCTCCTTACCGCTTATAGTCTGGGCGTCGTACTGCCGAAGCCCTCGCGTCGGTAATCATGTGTTTACCCTGGCCTTTCCGGCGTCGGGAAGGATATGATCTCCTTTGTTGGGGTACTCTGTTTTCAGGTTCGTCGCCTTACTCGGTCGCGTTTTCCACCAAATCCGGGCGAACGCCGTTGTTGCCGTTGTACGCATTGTTCCAGTTCAGACTGCCGTCGGAATTGACATTCCGCACGTTGTTCGCGTTGCCGGCGTTCGGGGTACAGATCATACCCTAATATCATTAACCTTCCGTCTGGGTGGGCGGCTCCGCGACCGGCGCTTCGGCCTTTTCGGCTTCTTCGGCGGGCGCTTGCTCTGCCTTATACCAGGCGGCGGCCATGAACTTAACGTCCAGGGTGATCTTCGTCCAGTAGTCGAAGGTCCCTGTGTCGATATAGCCGCGCTTCTTTGACAATTCGATGAAGAACAGAAGCATTTTACA